ATGCTACCTTTGTTGTACACAACAATACCCTGTTGTAGCCACAAAGGTAATTGCTCATATGCTAATTGTAATCTTCCGAGCAAGTCTCTTGCAGTAGATAACTTGTTGGCAAGAATACCAATATTAACATTGTCATTAAACAATGCATAATGTAAAAGATAAGACACACACGTAGTGGACTTACCAGTCTGACGAGGTAGTTTTGCTATATTAAATCTATTCTCATGAAACTTTGTAATGAGTTCCTCTTGGAAATCCCACATTTTAAATGGAACTATACCTTCGTCAAGAGATATAATCTTGATATAATTCCTGGCAAAATAAACAGGATCCTCTTTACACTTAAGATACTCTTGTATCTGATCTTGTGTAAATTGAATCTCAGTCCCAACTTTTTTGAGGTTGGGATTACCTAAGTAGAAATCTCCTTTATCAGTCGCCATGTAATACTAAATGCTGCTCTGCTTCTTCTCTGGTATCAAACCAATAGAGATGGCGGTGTAGTTGCAAAGTGTGCTTATGTTCAATTTGATCATAACCAATTACACCTTCATAGTCTTGCCAATCTACGTCAAGACGATCTTCGGGTACTGTTGTCATGGCTGAACTCCTCCTTCTTTAGTTCATATTCTAGCATAGATCTCAAGACTTTGGCACGGCCAACGTCTCGAAATGCTTCTAGAACACGGAGTTCAGATTTTAATTCAGCTATTGACATCACTTTTTCCCCTTCTTTTTGTTATGTTGTGCCCACGCAAATGCGTATGCTTTGTCTTTGCCTACTTTTTTCTTTAAGGACTTAACTTGTTTTTCTCGTCCAGGAGGTGCTTCTTCTCCATAGACCCCTCCTACTGCAGGAGGTAATGCTTGTTTTGAACTATCAGCTTCCCAATGTCCGTCAGAAACATTTGGTTTAAGTGGTTTCTTTGACTGAGATTTCTTTTTCCAACTTGATGATTTCTTAGTCTTTGATGCTATACCAGTAGCACCACCATCAACAATAGATGATAAAGATTCATTTGTCATCCACACGCTACCATCAGTAGGATCAGATTCATGATACTTGATAACCCTACTATTTGGATAGACACTATTAGCTATACGCTGTGCTTGTGGTCTTTGAAGTTTTTGTAACTTAGACCTGAACACAGTGATATCAAATTCCTTACCTCGCCAAACGACAGTAAGGACATAGTACCTCCCGTACATTGTAGGGATGCGTGATGCCATTATGCTGATACAGCGTTATTGTCTTTGTCGTGACGCTGATATGCTGCAGGAGTTCTAGCAGTATTGTTAGTATTCCTTGCCTGATATGTACCAGGTGTTCTTGCAGTATTGTCAGTGTTACGAGCTTGGTAATCTGCATTCCAATTCTTGAAGGTTTTGGTAGACCATCCTTCATTACCACTGAACCAATTAACAGTTGTACTGCCTGGTTGAGGGTTTACTTGATTGCAGTTTTCGTCGTGTCTTACGTATGCCATGTGACTATTTATCTGTTTGCTTTGATGCCTTTTTGAGCATCTTCTGAAGATCTGCAGTACTACCAACAAACAAAGCATTGTTAGTAACAACCTTCTTAGCACTCTCTTCCTTGACAGATTTCTTGTCCTTCTGTAGTGCCATTAACTTGTCAGCAACATCGCCAACATGTTTGATGAGTTGTCCAGCAACTTCATATGCTCTAGGGTGATCAGAAGTCATTGCCAAATCAAGAGCACCATTAACAGCCTCTTGACCCTTATCTACTAAAAGATAGAGATTTGATCTAGCATATTCATAATCATCTGTGACATCATCTTTGCCATCAGCTTTTTTCAATTGGTCTTTTCTCTTAGCACCACCATTTTCAGGTGTTGTACTAACCTCGGCAGCTACTGTTTCTACAGTTTCAAAAGCCTTATCTAAACCAGTCATATCAGTATCATTCATATGTACTTGTCATCTCACTAAATCCAAAGTCATCACCTGCAGTAAGTAATGCATCATCAGCAGAATCGACCAAATCTACTGGTGTACCAGATGTTGCAGCTGCAGCAGTGGTACCATTCTGTGCTCTCCTAACAGATAATTTGTTTGGAGAAGTCTTACTCTTAACATACATTACTTCATTTCCAATCTCAATGTAGGACTGAGTAGGAATGTTGCTGTAGTCGAGAACCTCGACGGTAAGATTTCTTGTGGTGATAGCACCTGCAAGTTCTGTAGTACCATCCTTGTTCTTGTCTGTAAGTGCCTTTGGAGTAACTTGATACTGAACTTGTCTTGCAGAAGTGAGATCGACATCGGTATGATAATCGACTTTTGCCTTCTTGATAGGACCAGCAGTTCCAACAGGACCAAAGATGTATGACTTCACAGTATAGTTCATAGTAATTAGAGTAATCTTTTTATCATCAAAAGATCCCTCATAATCATCACTATAAGTTATGCTATTTAAAACTATAGGAATATCCCTATAGTCTGCCATATCATCAACCAGTTTAATAGTCATCTGATATGATGGCTGGAACACTGGTACGATTTGTTCTAAAATTTCTAATGCTTCATCATTAGTTTTGGATATGACATTCAGTTCAAAATTAATATTATAAGGAACAGGTGTCATCTGTTTCTTAATAGCATCAGCACCGTCTGGTCTAAGAGTTAAAGTTGTTGGAGCAAGTTTTCTAGAACTATCATATTCAATACCTGTCATCTCAAATGACAAACGGGGAACTGTAATCGCAACCTTCTGGTTGAGATCTGCCTGTTGTTCTAGTCTTGCTAAAAATTTCTGTCGAGGACCATATGCTAGAGGAACTTTCATTCTGCTATAAACAGAACCATCCTTCTTTTCTTTACGGACTTCTATATTATTAAAGAGCGTACCAAATCCAATGACGCACTTTCTAATGATTTTATTGTATGTGTATGCACCTAACATTACAAGTTACCTGCTAATCCAAATGGGTTTGTTTCAGTGAAGTCTAATATATCATCACCAGCTGTTTCAAAAGTAACAGCCTCAGAGTATTTAGGATCTGCTGTTGCCATTTCATCCCTACTATCTAGCACAATTGTTGCACCAGAGTCTGAACCCATGATAACTTCTCCTATTGCAAACGTACCAGTTGGGGACTTCAATTTAACCCAACCTTCAACTGCATCCCACTCAACCATCTGAGCTGTTGATCCAGTAGTACCACCAGTAACTGTTTCTGGAACTGTAAAGGAACCTGTAATTCCTGCAGGAGCAGCAGAGAATGTTGCAGTCGCAGTTGTATATCCAGATCCTGCATTAGTAATATCAACTAACCTGACACTCTTATATCCAGAACCACCATTTACTATATTAATAGCAGTCAATGTTCCGTTGGTAAATGTTGGAGTTAATGTTGCAAGTCTACCAGGACTATCAGGAGCACTAACAACTAGACTTACTCTATCCTCATCATATCCAGAACCACCACTAACAATTTGAACAGATCTAATTTCACCTTCTTTAACTATACCTCTGATGATGGCAGATGATGTTGGTGATCCACCAGTAAGTGTAATGTTAGTTAGATATGCTGTAGCAGCTGCATCAATACCATCTCCAGTTATACTAACAGTAGGAGCTTGATTATACTTGGATCCATTATCACTAATATAAATCTGATCTATTGATCCACTTGATATAGTTGGAGTGCCAGTAGCAGTAATCCCATTCGTAGGAAGATAGTAATGCTTGACAGTATAACCGTAATCGACTAAATCCTCATCACCCTCGAATAGATCTCCTTGCTCATCACTGTATTCAAATAGTTCTGCCTTAAGTTTATATACGTAACCTTTACCTAACTGATAATATGGTTCTTCGTGTTCTACAAATTTTATTTCAAAATAATTACTTGTTAATGGTAGGTATATTAAATCTCCTTCTTGTGGTCTTTCAGGTGCTTGGTAGTCTTTATCTAGTAAAAGAAATTGAGATATAAGATCAGAAAATCTTTGTTGAGATATAACCATTGTTATCTCATCAGTCTGTGCTACACCAAACTTAGTTAATAAATCTCCACCACCTTGGAAACCATCATAGTTTTCCATATATGCTTCAATAATATATGCATCATTAAACTCACCAATTACTTCCTCATTAAATACACCATCCTTTTCCATGATCTCTCTAGGACAATAAAGGATATCCATCCCAAACATTTTGAGATATTCCTCTACCAGATTCTGCTGTAGGAACTGTTCGTTCCTAGTACCATGTGTAAAATAAGTAGTTCTTGCCATTATCCAATCATGTCAAGTGGTGGTGTTTCGTAACTACGGATCATTTCATCCTCAAGTTTCTCAACTGCTTGCTTACCTTCGTTGTAAATAAACTCACCATTCATAGTAATTCCACCTGGTAATGTTGCTCCTTGGAACTTAATCAAGTTGGATCCCCATTGTCTTTTAACTAATGCAGTAACGTATCTCTTCATCCAGAGATCATTATATACAGCAGCAGTACTAGTTGGATCTATTGCACGATAGCATTCAATAATTAAATAATCATTCTCATTAACATCAGTCTTAAAGTCAAGATCCAAATAAAGTCTATCTCCTCTCATCTGGAATCTAGTTTGCTTTTGTCCTTCCAGTAAGAAGTATATGTCTTCCAACCTACGGTTAACCATTTCGTAAGTAAGAATTTCTGTATTAGTTAGATCCCAAAGATCATTCAATCTCCACTGATATCTAACATCAAATAAGTTTGTGACATTCTTAGATACGAAATCAAATACTTTTATAACACTAGTGACATGCTCAGGAACTTTAATATAATTATTTTGCTCTTCCCAATTAACTGCTATTGCTGATGATGTTGCAGCCGCTACTGCTGTAGTTGCATCAGTAGTCATATCATCAATCATGGCTTGAGTGAACTTCACCTTTAGATGAGTTCTAATATAACCATCCATGTGACGTTCATTATAAAATTGAATAGCGTCATCTACCAGATCTGATATCTGATCATCTTCAATATTGATTTCTAATACAGGAGCACCGTTCTGACGTAATGCATAATCGATTAGTCCCTGCCTTGTTGAGGGAGAAGCCATGTTAGGTAGGATTAACGTTGAATCTAATTCTTACATAATATGTAGTGTTAGCACTAAGGTTAACAGCACCTGGAAGGGTGTATGATGTCAAGTTTGTTGAGTTACCAAGTGATTGGTGAACAATAGTTGCAAATGTTACTGCAGGTGAGAACTGCCAATCACTAGATGAATGTTGATATCCAGCTTTCATTGCAATAGCATTTACATTTATTGTTGGGTTAAATGCAGGTGTTATTGTTTGAATATCTGGTTGATCAACAAATGGAGTTGTGAAATTAACAGCAGCAGAGTATGCACTTTCAAGTCCAGCATTATCTCTGAACTTAACTTGTACTGAATATGCAGTATCAAAATCCAATGTTGCAGCTGGTACAGTGAGAGAAGTTAAATTACCAGTATCACCATTAGCAAAACTATTAAGTGTATCATATACAGTTACGTTGTCTGCAACTCTTCTTATTCTCCAGAATGTAGAGAAGTGAGTTGATCCAGCATACTCAGAAACAAATGCAGATGTAGAAATAACTGGTTGTCTTGATAATGTCTTAGTAGTATCTGGATCAATAAATGGAGTAACTGATGCAGGACCAGATACAAACTCAGATTCATTAACAGTAAGACTTACTGCATTTGATGTTATTGAAGTTGCAGCTGGGTTACTAAGAACACAACGGAATTGCTCATTGGGTGAGGTTGGATATGTAGTAGCAGGTGTAGTATATGATGCAGAACTTGCTCCGTTAATATTAGTGAAGCTACTACCACCATCAACTGATTTCTGCCATTGGTATGTAATTACATCACTGGTAATCTGTGCAACAATAGTAAAGGTTGCAGTACTTCCTTCAATAACAGCCTGTGCTTGAGGTTGTGTCTGAATAGTAATGACACGTAAAACAGTAAGTAAACCAAATTCAGAAGTTAAGTCACCAGAAGATCCAACAAGAGATGCTATACAACGATAACGATCAGCATTATCATTTGCATATACAAGAGTTGGAGTTGTGTATGATGAAGAAGTTGCTCCAGCTACAGTAGAATAATTGGCACCACCATCATCTGATCTTTCCCATTGATATGTTGGAGTTCCACTAGATGTTGATGTAGTAATACTGAATGATCCTGTTCCACCTTCATTTGCAGTCTGGTTAGATGGTTGTGCAGTAATTGAATATGTTCTTAAAACAGTTAAGGATACTGCATTTGTTGTTGCTGGAACAGAAGCACCTACCGCACTAATTACACAGCGATATTGATCAGAGTTATCAGCAGCATATGTGGTTGCTGAGGTTGTATAACTTGCACTAGTTGCACCAGCAACTTGTGAGAAATTACTTCCACCATCATCTGATCTTTCCCATTGATATGTTACTGAAGGTTCATGGTGAGACTGCCCTTCTAATCCTCCACCTCCACCTCCTGCAGGAGTATCGAAGGTTTCAACATCGAATGAAGATGATGCAGCATTACCACCAACAGGTTGCATAGTAACATCACCCAAACATGTAAATGTTGCTGTTTGAGTTTCATTAACTGTTTGAGGTGTTGGTTGAGTTGAAACAACAACTGTTACCGTCTCTACTTGTAAGGTAGCAGCATTTGAAGGTACAGTTGTTGCACCAGCACAAGATAGTAAACAACGATACTGATATTCATCGTATGTTGTAGTTAATGTTGGTGTAGTGTAAGTAGCTGATGTACCACCAGTTCCCTCAGATACATTTGACCATGAAGCACCAGAAGTAATAGATACCTGCCACTGGAATGTTATATCTCCTGCATCATTATCAGATGTAGTAGCAGCAACACCAAAACTTTCCGTTCCTCCAACTGCACCAGTTGTATTAGTTGGTTGTGATGTAATGTTTATAGTTCTTTGTACAAGGTTTCTAGCTGCATTAGTTGTTACATTAACTGCACCAGGACATGAAAGAACACAACGATAGTAATCTCCATAATCATTATCGTATGATGTAGATCCTGTAGTATATGTTAAACTTGTTGCTGAACCAATACTGCTATAATTTACACCATCACCATTCTCTGATTTTTCCCACTGATATGAAACAGTTGCAGAATCTAAAGTAGTACCACCAGTAATAAAGGTTGCAGCTGCAGGAGCCATTGGCTGCTGATCACTTGGTTGTGTTTGAATAGTAATTGTACGATATACAGTTAGTGTAACTGCATTAGTATATGAAGGTGCTACTGCAGTATTAGTATCCATCTTACAACGGAACTGATAACTGTTCAATGCAAAATTATCATCAACTGTTAAAGTATTTGTAGTTACATTTGAATAATTGCTGTCATTAGCACAGTCAGACCAACCAACTCCACCATTACTTGAGTATTGCCACTGATATGTTATGGTAGAACCATCAGAACTAATACCTGCGACTGGTCCAAATGTAGCATTTATATTAGCTCCTGCCTCTACGGAAGTAGCAGATGGTTGTTGAGTAACTGTAACAACAACACCAGTTCCTGTAGTTGTAAAACTGTATGCACGAGCATTCTGAGTAGTGTTCTCAGTTACTGTGAAATTAAAAGTGGTATCAATATAATCGGAAGTTACTGTACCACTTAGAATACCTGTAGCAGAATCTAATGCTAATCCAGATGCACCAATACTATCTCCACTAAGAGTATATGCCTCTAGGGTTGGTTCATTTGCAAAGGTTACACCATTTAATCCCAAATCAATATTAACACTAGCACCATTAGTAAATGGACTTCCAGTTAATGCACCAGCTGATGTTTGCCATGTTACTGAAGTATCAACATAAGGGAAGAATACACCACGCTTAGTTGTAATAGTAGATCCAGAAGCAGCATAGTTAAAATCAACACCTGTATCTAATGGATAGTAAATTACATCAGTATATGTACCAGTACCAGCAGCTTCCTGTGCATCAGTTTGAGATCTTAAAGTTGTTGATGTCCCTACAACACCATCAATACTTTCATGTGTTTTTGCTTCTGGTTTAATGAGTGCAAGATAGTTTCCAGTACCACCACCAGTTGTACTAGCAGTAGCATTAGACAATGCTGTAACTGTTATTGTATTATTAACAGCACTTTCTGCCTGAACAGTTAACCATCCACTCTGTGAGAGTGCAGCAATATCCAAACCCCCAACTGTCAAACTACCAGTTGATCCAGAAGTTCTCAATTGAATTTTCTTACCAACGTTTCCAATGAAGTGTGCGGAATCAGCTGGGTCGAAACTTATAATAAGGAAATTAGATCCATTAGAAGTTTCAAAAGGATTATCAATTAATCTCTTATCTTCAATACTATTAACAGGATATGTATCAACAGCACCTCTTGTTATATCTCCAGTGGATCCACCAGTTCTGATAAAGCTCTTAGCAAGTCCACAAATATTATTTGTGAGTAAAGTATATCCATTCTTACCAGCCCATGCAGCAACTATTCCAGTTACTAGGGGACCAGAGAATGATGTACCATTAATAGTATCGTAATTAGATACACTAGTATATGGTGTGTTAGCAGTCCAATCATATTTTGGACACAGTATTTTTGCACCAGGAGCAACAGTAGTTACACCATTACCATAATTGGAGAAGTCTGCCCATCTGTCATTATATTCTGTAGCACCAACAGATATCTTATTCTGGTTAGTATCAACATTATTAATACCACCAACTGCGTTGTCATCATATCCAGCAGTTCTTGTACCAGCAATACACTTACCTGTAATTGGACCAGCAAACTGATCACTTGAATTTTTAAACCCATTACCAGCAGATCTTACTACAATAATATTCTTAGTACTAGCTATAGTACCTTCAATATCATCTAGCATTTCTTCATCAGTTCCAGAATCAGCACCCGAATCATTCAACTCAACATATGGATATGTCTGCGTTGGTATAGTAGGACCAAAGGATGAGTTAATTATAGCTGGGCGAGTATTGCCTTTGTAGTTACCATTACCACTATCATTATGATCTATGACTGCTTGATATGCACCTAGTATATCAGTATAAGATCCTGACAAACCAGAATTAAAACACTTTAATGCATATATCTTTGCGTCTCTCGATACACCTGCTGTTCTACCAGCAGCCATGATAGCACACTTGGTACCATGCCCATTGTCATCTTCGTTAGTTCCATATGGACTTGAATATCCAGTTACCTCAAATACCCTGTAGTTCTGTTGCTCAGAAGTACCGTTTAAATCAGATACAAAGTCTGGGTCATATAATTCTGGATGTAGAGCAGCGTTGTTACCAGTTGGTCTACTTGCTCCACGGACACCTGTATCAAGAACGTAAATATCAACACCATCACCAGATTCATTGTAACTAAACTGTCTATTCAAATATTGACGATCTTGTTTTGAAATCCTATCTAAGTGCCAATAGTCATGAACATTAATTGTACCATATCTTGATGGACTATTAATGGAATACCTACCCATGTTAGGATGAGCACCACAATAGAAATATAGAATAGATGGTGTAGTAGAACCAATGACTATTTCTGTTGTACCATTTGTACCTGGAGTTCCACTTGAAGTTACACCAGTTGTATATTCTGTTCCACCTGTAGTATTAGGACCATCAGGAATTTCAGAGAACTTAAGGGGATGTCCAGTATTTGAACTATCTGATTGATCGAAGGTATAAGTACCACCTTGTATAAATCCAGCTTGGTTTGAATACAAAGAATACGTACCCCCAGGACTATTGGAGAATACGTATAAGTTGTTTCCACTAAAGTTTTGTACCTTTACATATATGGTACCAGTTACAGTACCAGTTAAATTTCTTGTGTTAGCAGAAACATTTGTTTCGCCACTTGAGTTTAAAGATATATCTCCATCACTACCTACATTTAATGTCGCTCCTTCCTCTACTGGATCGCATGAATATTTTTGCTCATCCCAATTTGCCCTCCTTACTACATTAAGAGCTCTGAGTTGATCAAGAATAACATTTTGATATGTTTCAGGACAATCAAAAGAAATGATCCCGAAACTTCTATAAGATTTTACGAAGGTGAGATAACCGTATAATTTTAGAATTGCCGATGCAGCGGAATCCAAACTATAATTATCAGATACCCTTACGACTACCCTCTTCATTCTAATTCCAATTAGTCTTCAGGATTATTTATACTGCTTATGCAGTCTGGTTAATCTCTGCTTTCTCTAAATACTTGCTTATATCTGGTACAGGACCAGTCATCCTTTCGACTGGTTTACTGAACTTCAGATCATGGCTTTTATCAAATTGGAACTTCATTCTTAAATGAGCACGTCCTCTCTCAACAATAAGGTGATAATAATGCCCATAGACATTCTCAGTAAACCCTATAGATACAATCTCTCTACCCTCATAGAGATCACCAACTTTATATGGACATGTCTCTGGTGATCCATCAAAGGGTACAGTAAACTGCGTAGATTCTACGTGCTCTTTACGTCTTTCTTCACTACTTCCCAGTGACTTCCGCTTCATCTTCTTTCTTAAGTGTCATGTTTAATGCTTCTACTGCACCTTCTAATCTTAACACCTGCTCTTTGCGAGTAGCAAGTTGCTTTTCCAATTCAACAATTGTTGCTTTCTGGTCTTTCAATTGGTCGGTGAATTCCTTCACCATTGTCTCAGCGTCCATGGTTTAAAATAATAATGGTATACTATATATCTTGGTTTTCTATCCAACTAGTAGCGATATATTTATCGGTTTCTAGGGGTGGGTTGCCTCTATGAGCATGTGTCCAATGAGCAGGCCATATTAAAAACCTACCTTTCTGTGGTGTAACTCTAAGACTTTGATGTAAGAACTCAGTCTCACCACCCTTTTCAACGTCATTCAAATATAGCATAGTAGCAAACATTCTTCTATTTGTACCATGCTGACCATCCTCCCAATGCCATACATGATATCCTTGTCCTGGTGAAGTCTTTTGAATATTCATGTAAGCTTGCTGTAAATCAAAATTAGCAACACTACTCCATTTATTGACATAGATATCCATACAGGTTTTGGTTAAAGCATTATACTCTTCCAAAAATCTTACTGGTCTATTGAAGGATACCATATGACTTTCAATAGTAAGCATGGAATCATCAACTTTAAATACCCGTGCACCTCTGTCACTTTTATCATCCATAACTTTTCTACGGATAACAGTTGCTTGTGATTTATCAAAATGATCAATGAACTGCTGGCAGTTTATATTGGTATCGAAAATACCAATGAAGTCATCTCTCAAATCAACATCTTTAATATTGTTCATCAGTAACCTAACAAAATAAATCGAAAATTATATGATACCTATCTTCATTGCTATAGTTAACAACTTGATGTTGTGAGCCACAGTTATCAATCTCATAGGCTTTTCCTTCTTCCATATGGAAAGAT